AAACATTTTGAGTGTGAAGAATGTGGTGCTGAGGGAAAAATTATAGTAAAGGGTAGCGATGTTCGTTTGGAAGACATCGTCTACTGCCCTATTTGTTCTGGTGACATTTACGAAGAAGAGGAGTTCGACGAGGACGACTAAATAAATCTACTATGTGGATTTATCAAAATATTATTGTCGAAGAATTACCTGAAGATTGTGTTGGGTTTGTTTATGAAATAACAAACCTGACCAACAGCCGTAAGTATATTGGTAAGAAATTAGCCAAGTTTTCCAAAACAACTTACCGAATGGTAAAGTTAAAAAACGGCACAAAAAAGAAAAAGAAGATCAAGTCAAAAATTGACTCAGACTGGATGGATTATTATGGTTCTAGTATTGAATTGAATAAGGATGTTGAGGAACTCGGTAAAGAGAACTTCAGTAGAGAGATTCTTTTCTTTTGCAAATCAAAAGCTGAATGTTCATACATTGAAGCCAGAGAACAATTTACTAGAAGAGTGCTAGAATCAATGGATTATTACAATGGTCAAATCAGTGTAAGAGTTCATGGTTCTCATATCAGAGGAAAGTTATGACATATTTACTATACTTTACTGCCATCTGTTTATCAGCAGTGGCAGCATACTATTCAATTGCTGGATTGGCATCAATCTTTGCAGCTGCAGTTATTCCTATTATTGTTATGGGTAGCGTGCTGGAGTTTGCTAAGTTGGTTGTTGCTTCATGGATCTATCGCAGTTGGAATCAAATCCCAATACTAATGCGTAGCTACTTTGTTGTAGCATTAGTCATTCTTATGACTTTAACATCCATGGGTATCTTTGGTTATCTATCAAAGGCACACTTGGATCAAGCAGTACCAACTGGTGATGTTGCTACAAAATTAGAAATATTCGACCAAAAAATAAAAACGGAAAAAGAAAATGTCGAGGCAGCAAGAGGACAACTTAAACAGATGGATGCTCAAGTGGATCAGACGATGTCAAGATCAGACGACACTAAAGGAGCAGAGAGATCTTTACAGATTAGACGAGGACAGCAAAAAGAGCGCACCACATTACTTAATGAGATTGGATCAGCTCAAACCAGAATCGCCAGATTAAACGAAGAACGTGCACCAATTGCCTCAGAACTACGTAAGGTAGAAGCTGAAGTTGGACCGATTAAATATATCGCAGCATTGATATATGGAGATAATCCAGATCAAAACGTGTTAGAGAAAGCAGTGCGCATCGTTATTATAATGATCGTTATTGTTTTTGACCCAATGGCAGTTCTTATGCTGATTGCCGTAAACCAAACTCTTTCTAGAAAGGAAGAAAATGAACCAACCCCAATCCCCAAGCAAGAAGCCATCGAACCAGAAACCAGCTTCTCCAAGGAAACCGAAGACGAACCCATCACAGTCTCAGCCTTCTCAAGCCAAGAACCAGCCTTCGAAGGAACAATCACCTGCCCCGAAGGGAGTGCGCAAGTCACCATCACGACCACGCCAGAACCAGAAGGCACAGAATCCAATCCCTTCGATGGAAAAGATCTCAACAGTGGAAGTGCCAGTGGAGACCTTATTGCCAGTGGCAACACCAAAGTCGAACCCAATCCAGAATCTGTGGAACTGGTTGAAACAATCTATCAAAAAATAAACACTACTAATGCCAGTGATGTGCGGGAAATCTTGGAAAGACCAACTGCTGGAAGACCTGATCGTTATAAATAAATTTATACATTATGCCGAATAACCTAATAATAATAAAATATGGCACAGGAAGAAGCACGCACAAAACCACTTTCTCGTTCAGAAAGGGAAGCATTAGTTAAAGATAAAGCAGGATGGGTAATTACTGTCCTTGCTGCTCTGCTGGCAGTTAATACACTGCTAAGTGGATCAAACTCAAGTAAGATTCTCAACAACACTATTGAGGCAAATAATACTTGGGCATTTTATCAGGCAAAATCCATTAAGCAAACTCTTGCTGAAATGGCTTTGGATGACACAAAAGATCCAAAGAAAGCTGAAACTCTTAAAGCGAAAATCAATCGTTATGAATCCGAACCAGCAACTGGTGAGGGTAAAAAAGAGTTAATGGCAAAAGCACGTAACTTAGAACTTGAACGTGCTGATGCCAGACAACGCAGTCCATACTACACATATGCTGGTAGTATCTTCCAAATCTCTATAGTATTATTGACCGCAGCTATACTTGCAGTAAGCATGCCCTTATTTTGGGGTAGTATAGTAGTTGGTGGATTCGGTGCATTGTTAATGTCACAAGCAATCTGGTTAATACTATAGGGATATAAGATGTCCCATGTGTTTAGGGGGAAGTAGTGGATCCTATCACTATTGGACTTGCGTTTGCCGCAGCGCAATCAGCAGTTGGTCACATTAAGCAGGCAATTGCACTTGGAAAAGACATCAATAGTCTTGCGGGACAGTTCAGCAAATTTTTTGAATCATCAGATGCCATTCATCGTGAACGATCAAAGGTAAAAGCCAAAGCCAGCAGACTCGGTAAAACTGACGCAGAACTTGGCCATGAGGCACTTCAAATTGCCATGCACAGCGATGCGTTACGACAAGCAGAGCGTGAACTAAAGGACATGATTCTTTGGCAGTTGGGTAAGCCACAAATTTGGGAACAGATGATTGCCGAGCGCAATCGATTGTTTAAAGAACGTGCAGAAGCAGAACGTGACGAAGCAAAGCGTTTGTTAGAACATAAGAAAAAACTGGCAGATCAGTTTATGTTTGCCATGTACTTTATAGGGTTTAGTATTTTTCTATTTGCTTTTGTTATGGCAGGTGTTGGTGTTTACGGTGCCATGGAAGAAAAAAGAATTTATGAACAAAAAGTTGCTCATCGAAACGCAGTTATACGCCAGCAACAAAAAGAACGTGATGCAAAAGAACGTGAAGCACGTGACAAGGCTATAAAATAGCTATGTTTGAATGGATCATAGTTTTAGCACTGGCACAAGAGCCTGTTAAAAAATGGCCAGAGTGGGAGTGCGTCCGATGGACATGGTCAGGCGATGTTTATAATCGTCGAGTAGTTTGTTTAGAGTGGAGAAAGAGGGAGAATAGATGGATCCCCTAACACTCTTTGCTTTAGCCAATGGAGCAGTCTCTGCAATCAAGGCTGGGTGTAAATTATACAAAGATATCAAAGGTGCAGCTGGAGATATACGGGATGTGCTCAAGGATCTGGATGAGCAGTTCCATGGTATGTATGAGGCAAAGGGAAAGAAACCACCACCCGAAGCAATCAAACAACTTAATGAAGAAAAATCTAGAATAAAAGAGTTAAACAAGAAAGACACTGGTGACATTTATTTTGAACTTGGTCAACATCTTGGTGCTTTCTTTGATAATCAAGCAAAGTGTATAGCAGTATTTGAAGCAGAAGAAAAACAATCCTATCAATTATACACTGGTGATGATTCTGTAGGAAAACGTGCTCTGCAAAGAGTGCTGATGCAAAAGAAACTTGAGCAGATGGAAGTTGAGTTGCGAGAAGTAATGATATATCAAAGCCCACCTGAGTTGGGTGCACTATGGACAGAAGTGTTAAAGCAGTCTAAAATAATAAATGCAAGACAGTCTGAAGCACTCAAGCGCAATATTCAGATACAAATGCAGCATGATAGAGAACATGCTAAATTCGTAAAAAAAGTTCATGTTGTTTTACGATGGTTTGGTATTTTTATTGGTGCAATTATTTTTACTATGATTTTACTATGGTTTGTGGTGCAGGACAGGATAGAAAAATATCCACAGTTAGGAACTGATTGGGTTCCTAAAACTGATAAACAAAGAAAGATGGAAGCACAACCAAAACAATACATAGGACGATAATGGATCTAATAGAAATTGTAACAAAGATATGGCCAATAATATTTGCATTTGTTTCATTGGTAATAGTACTTGCTAAACTAGATAATCGTGTTTCAGTTCTTGAAGAAAAAGTAAAAGTTTTATTTGATCTTTGGAACAAACGCTAAATAGAAGAGCCGTAAGTCTAACAATAAAAATAAAAGGAAGACTAAAATGGAAATGGAACAAATCAAAGATAAAATTAGTGCTGGCGAAGCCAAAGGTGCGCTGATTGAAAAAGTAACATTTGCTGTATTACCCATCATGTTTGCTTGTGTGGTGTACTTGATGAATGCGCTGAGTGCGGTTCATACACAGTTGACTATTCTTGAAGGCAAGATGCAGTTGGTGGTGACATCAGACAACAAGCAAGCACCAAACATGGGTGCTGAACTGGCTCGTGAAAAACTACGTCAAGACTTTATGCAGGCCAACACAG